GACCGTGGCGCCGCCGGCCGATTCCAGGTTCTGGGCAGTCTGGTTCCGGCCGCATATTCCTGTGGTGCTACCGCCATGAGCCAAAATCTGCGAGTTGCGCTTTGGGTACCCAACGTCGACCCGGCGGCGATCGGCAATGCCATTCAGACTACCGCGGCGCCGACCGCCAACAAGCGCATCGCTTCGCAGTTCGCCGCCAGCAGTGCCGGCGGAATAGCCGAGGCGCCGCTCGACGGTGAAGCGTATGTTCGCACTAACGGGATATGGGATAAGCTCGACGGCGGCACATTCTGAAAGGGATACCCAATGACGATCCATCACATCGGCGAGCACCAGGTTCTGACCGTGTCCGGTCCCGGCAAGGTCGACATCACCGGCGGCGCCGCCGACAATATCGTTTTCAGCGAGGCGAAGCCGCCGACCATTGAGCTGCTCGAGCCGGACACCGCGGTTTGCGGCGAGGGTGACCTGGAGCTGGTCGTCAGCGGCGAGAATTTCACCGAAGTGACCAAGATCGTCTTCAACGGCCACGACGAGCCGACCAAGTTTAGGAGTTCCACCGAAATCACCACCGGCGTCAAACCGAGCATATTCGCGGTCGCCGCCACCTGTCCGGTCGGCGTTCGCACCGGCAGCATGAAGAGCAACACGCTGGATTTTACTTTCACCGAGAGCGCGGCGCGCAGTCGCAAACGTTAGACTGACTTTTACCAGGCTCTGACTTGAGGAGGGAGCCATGAATGAAGCAGTACCGCCATAGGCGCAGCGCCAATCCGTCCAATCCGTTTCCGATGCTCGAGCCGGGCGAGCTTTCGGTCAACACTGCCAATCGCCAGCTTGCCGCCGGCGATGCCAACGCCGGCAGCGTTGGCCTGCCCCTGCCATTGATCGCCGTGCGCTACTTTGATGCCCGCGGCATCTACGCGGCCGGCGACCATGTGGTCTATTCCGGCACCATCTACAAATGCACCGCGGCGCACGGCCCGGCCGGGTTCAACCCGGCGAACTTCACGGCAGCCGGCGCCGGCGTCTATCTGCCGCTGACCGGCGGCACGCTGACCGGGCCGCTGTACATCGCTAGCGAAAGCTATATTCCGTTCGATGTAAACAACATCACTGGAATGGAGCTTTACGTTTATGGCCCAGGAGGAGTGTTTGAATTAGACCGCTACGACAACGCTCCAAATGCCAGTGCAAACTTCATCCTTAACCGTGCGCGTGGCACACTCGACGGCGGTTCAGTTCCGCTTCAGCTCAATGATTGGATCGGCTGGCTTGGGTTTGGCGGCGAAGCTTCGCCAGTGGTGGATGGTGTCTACGATTGGCCGCAGAGTGCTGGCGTTGGCGCCATAGTCGATAGTGCGCCAAGTGCCAATTCGCTACCTACTGCGTTGTCATTCTACACAGGGGCATCTGCCGGCGGCATCGAGCGACTGCGCATCGCCAGTAGCGGCAAGGTTAAGCTCACCAATCCGGTCGCGATCGTTGACGCCGACCAGGTGCCGACCAAAGCCTACGTCGACACCAAGGCGCCCAAGGCGACAGTTTCGACCTCGCCGCCGAGCGGCGGCGCCGATGGCGATGTTTGGTATCAAGTTGCCCCGTAACTAGGAGACTGCAAATGGCCACCTTCATCGAGCCGGACTGTTTGAGTGAGGATATTGCCAACAAAGTGCATGATTTCAACAGCGACCAGTTCCGGCTGCTGTTGACCAATACCGCGCCATCGCTCACCGGGTCGTTTCTGCTGTCGAACGTGTCGCCGACGCAGATTGCCGGCGGCAACGGCTACACCCAGGCCGCCGACGGCGTTGGCATGGCGACGACGATGTCGTTTACCCGCTCCGGTCAGGTCACCACCGTGTCGCACACCGGCGCCGGTCCGGCCGGCTCGGTGCAGTGGGTCGCGACCGGCGCCATTCCGACGTTCCAATATGCGATTTGGTGGAACGACACGCCGACCACGCCGCTCAATCCGGTGATCGGCTGGATTAATCACGGCTCCGGCATCACCATGGCGATCACCGACACTTATACGATCCCGCAAGGGGCGTTATTCACCATCAACTGACATGGTCGACTACGTCACCGATCTGAAGCAGCGGCCGTTCATCCTGGCGGGTCACACCGTCAGCATGCTCCAGCTGCAGGTGCTTGGCTGCATCAAGGACAACATCAAGATCGGCGTTACCGGCGCCGAAGTGCGGACCAACGGCTCGCTGGTGGTCAACTTCACGCCGGATCAGGCGCAGGCGCTGGCTAAAGAGCTGCTGAACCTGGCCCGGAAGGGGCGGTTTCGCCCGCCATGACCTGGGTCCGCAACGGCGAGTGCTGCCAGTGCGGCGACTGCTGCCGCGGCAGAGATCCGTTCGACGGCGAGCTGGGGCCGCCGCCGGTGCAAGGCTACTGCGCGCTCTATCGCACGATCGAGGGGCATGGTCACTGCAATGGACACGATGGGCATCCGTACTACCGCGGCGGCTGCAACGTGTGGCCGACTAGCCCTGAGCATGTTCAGGAGTATTCACGCTGCACCTACACCTTCGTGTGGGTGAGCGATGGCAACTAAGACCTTCTACTTCAAGAACGCGGCGCCGAGTGGCTCATCGACATCACTGAGCCTGCAAGACGGCGGCACAGCTCCGGCGACCGGCATCACCACCACCGGCTGGACCGTGGCCAAGCTGGCCGCCACCAACATGTCGTTGATGATTGCCGGGTCCAAGCGTGCATCAAACACGTTTGCTGCTGGCGATGCGCTGACTTCGTTTTCGGCAAATGGTTGCTTCCGTAGTGAATCGCCGCTTACCGGCGTATTTGCCAATACCAATTGGACATTCACGTTTCGCATGCGCGCGGTGTCTGCCGCCTCGTCGCAGACCGGGCAGATGCGGGTCAGACTTTACAGGTCTGCGTCTGCTGACGGTTCGACCGGAATAGCTGGCATTATGGGTTCGTCGGTGGCCGGCACCACCACCGCCGCGCTGACTACCACGGCGTCCGGCGTGTCGACCGTGACGTGGACGCCCGGCGCCACCGTCACGCTCACCAACGAATACCTGTGGGTGATGTGCGAGTGGAGCATCATTGGCACATCCGGCAGCAACAACGCCGATGCGGTGTTTTACATCGAGAGCGCCGGCGCGATCGTCACGCCCAACTTCGTTCCGTTCGTCGCTTATACCGACACCATCACGCCGAGCAGCGTGCCGATCGCCGGCGCAACGATCACACCGTTGCATGAAACACATGCATATACCGATACGATCACGCCAGGCAGCGTGCCGATCACCGGATCGAGCATCACGCCAGTTTATGGCGGGTCGTTAACCGAAACGACGATCTACTCAGTCGCGTCCACCAGCGATAGTGCCGGCTGGGGCGGTTACGCCATGCGCTCTGTGGTGCCTGTCACCAGCATGGCGGATGCCACGCATCTTGTTGTCGTCACCGACCTCGGTTCGCCATCCGATCTGCGCCTGACCACCGGCCAGGGAACCATCAGCGGTCCCGGCAGTGGGGCGCTGGTGGCCTACACCGGGCCGCCAGTTTCTCAGTACAATCATGCACACGAGGGCAGCGCCAAGATCGATGGCTACAGTGCCTTCGTCAACGAGATCCAGATCAGAGGCTCTGGTGCCACACGCGAGGTTCGCGTTCGCCTGGAAGCGCCGTCGGCTTCGTCCGTCATCATAACCACCGCCTCTGTCGGCATCTGGAACGGCACCAACGATCCTAATTCGCCATACCTTGGCAGCACGACATTCACGCCGGTCCAATTAAAGTGGAGTGGCGTTGCCAACATCACGCTGAGCAACGGTGCCGTCGCCTACAGCGACTGGGTTGTCTTGCCCGACAACATCAAGGCTGTTTATGGCGCGTACACTATGTCCAGCATCAACGCTGGCTGGCAGAACTACACGTTCGTCACCACGCATCTCGCCGCCAATCTGCGCGCCGGCACCGGCTCGGAGGTGCGTGTCGGACTGTACTTCCATCCCACGACAGCCGCTGGACAGACGGCTGTCTGCTACATCAATCAGGCGGCGGCATCCGGCGATGCCTATGATTTCAAGGCTGGCACGCCAGCTCGTCTCATGTTTGGCGGCAGCGACACGCTGACGTTCGATGGCGTTACCGGCTATGTGCTGTCCGACTGGGTGCCGTTGCCGGATGACTGGGACAACACCAAGAACTACGCTGTTTCGGCTCAATTTCCTCCCGGCGGCACGGTCGACATCCACTACGGCGCTGCACCGGCCTTGGGCGGCTCGCTTTACTACAAGAACGGTGTGGCCGAGGCGGCACTGGTCGACAAGACCGGCTACGCGCCGTTCTTCGCCAACGTCCCGTCGTTTGTCGAGATCATCGAAGTCCGGTCGGCGGCACCAGCCGCCGGTATCAATTATACCGACACGATCACTGCTAGTGCGCTGCCGATCGTCGGCGCAACGATCACTCCGGTCTATGTCGCCGGTCCTATCAATTACACCGACACTATCACTACCAGCACGCTGCCGATCGTCGGCGCAACGATCAATCCGGTCTATGCCGGCGCTGCTACCAGTATTGCCAATGCGTGGAACGTCAACGACAAGACCGCAGGCGTAACGCTGTCAAATGCCGACAAGACGGCAACACTGACCGCTGGCGATGGTGTCCGATCTACGACGCTGCATGATGTTGCCGACGACGAGAAATATTACGGCGAGTTTCTGTGTGTCCAGGCCAGTGGTGTCATGGCTGGTGTTTCCAGGGGGCCGCCGCCCGCATTGATTGCGAATGATTATGGCTTCGCTATTTCTCTCTACCAGAACGGCACAATCTACGCCTTTGGCGGCGCGACCGGACTTGGCACAGCTGCAATTGTCGATGGAGACACGGTCTGCGTTGCCACCGACACACTCAACAACAAAGTATGGCTGCGGCTTAATAACGGTTACTGGAACGGCGTTTCGACCGACGATCCGGCAACCAACAGCGGCGGTATCACTTCCAGCGGCTACAGTATTCAGGCCCTACAGGCAAACAGTTTTATCGGTCCTACAGAAGTAACAATCCGCACTGAGCTTGCCGCGTTAGTTTTCCCTGTTCCATCCGGTTTCAAGTCATGGATGGGTGAGGGCGCTACCACCGGCATCAATTACACTGATACGATCACCGCGGCCGCCGTGCCGGTTGCCGGCGCAGCTGTCGCCGATGTTTACGCCCGCAGCGATACGATTGCGCCCAGCAGCGTGCCGATCGTCGGCGCCGCGGCTGCTGATGTCTACGCCCGCAGCGACACGCTCACGCCGAGTGCGGTACCGATCACTGGGCAGACCGTCACGCCGGCGTTCAGTAAGAAATACACCGACACGATCGCGCCAAGCGCAGTGCCGATCGTCGGCTCGACCGTCACGCCGGTCTTCAGCAAGAAATACACCGACACGCTGACGGCTGGCGCGTTGCCGATCGGCGGCCTCACTATCACGCCGATCTTCTCGGCCGGCGGCATTAACTACACCGAGATAATCAGTCCGGCTGCCGTGCCACTGGTTGGGCTGGCGCTGACTGATGTGTTTGCCCGCAAGGAAATCCTGACGGCCGGTGTGGTGCCGATCGCCGGCCAGCCGATCACGCCGGTTTTTGCCGTCGGCGTGCCGGTCGGCAAGACCTGGGTGAAGACCGGCGGCGTGTGGAAGGAAACCACGACCTACGTTAAGGTCGGCGGCACCTGGACGCTGCCGATCGCCAGTTTCGTCAAGGATGGCGGCGTCTGGAAGCGGATCTAGGGGGATGCGATGACTTCACACTACCGCCACCGCCGCGACAGCGATCCGACCGTGGTGTTCCCGCATCCGATCGAGAAGGGCGAAATCATCGTCAATACGTCGACCCGGCAGATCGCGGTTGGCGACCCCGAGGGGCTGCCGCTGGCCTTGATCGCGGTGCGCTACTTCGACCCGAAAGCGCAGTATTTGCTCAATGACTTTGTCGTCTACCAGGACGCTCTTTATGTTGCGCTCAATGTCGTCCAGCCGGGCTCGTTCAATCCGACGCAGTGGCGCATGGCCACGCAGGCGCCGGGCAGTGGCTACCTGCTCCTGACCGGCGGCACTCTGAGTGGGCCGCTTACCCTGGCCGGACCGCCGACCACCAACCTGGAAGCCGCTACCAAGAAATACGTCGACGATTCCGCGCCGCCGCCGCCGGCCGCCAACCTGGTGCCGTCGGTACCGACTGGCGATATCGCTGCCACCAACGTGCAGGCGGCGATCGCCGAGCTGGAAGCCGAGAAGGTCGCCAAGGCCGGTTCGACTATGACTGGGCATTTATCGTTGCCGACGTCGCCGGCCGCGGCCAATGCCGTGCGCAAGGACTACGTCGACGCAGCTGACGCCGCTGTCGCCACGACCGCCGCCGGCAAGGTTAGCAAGACCGGCGATACCATGATTGGCGATTTGAAGGTCGCTGCCGACTTTTACGCCTACCGCAGCGCAAATGTCGGCTACGCCTTCCTCGGCAGCAACCAGGCCCATTATGTCGGCTTTGATGGCACCAACTATCAGATGCCGAACGGCGGCCTGGTGGTCGGCGCCGGCCTCAGTGCAGGCGTTGCCACTTTCAGCGGTACGTTGTCGGCTAACGGCGGATCTTCCCATCCCAGCAACACCAATCACACTTTCTTCAACAACAGCGTCTATTTCGCCTCGGCGACACCCTCCAGCGTCATGCTGCAAGGTCCGCCTTATCCGACCATGGCGTTCCACTGCGCCGGCTACTTCGCCTGCAACTTCGGCATGGCGACTGACGGCCAGTTCTATATGGGCGGCTGGTCGCACGGTGAGGGCATCGCCTATCGGTTTTTTACCACCCGCGACGGCGAGCCGCTGATTCAGACCCGCCTGGTTTATGTCGGCGATTATGTCCACAGCAGCGACGAGGGACTGACTGAACCGTTTGGCCCGACCGCCTGCCAAACCGGCGGCAGCGGCGCTATTCCGAGCGGTTTCGGCGGCTCTTTTTTAACGCAGCGTTACCGTGTGCTGCAGGTTAAGACCGCTGGCGGCTACTACGCATCGGAAGCGGCATGACCATGGAAATCATCGACCACGGCGTGTGGGTCAAATACCAGCCGGTGCAGCCGCAGAAGGATGCGCCGCGCGGCGCCGTCTATGCCAGGCGCCAGGCCGACCTGGTTGATTGGTACGACTACGTCCGGCCCAACTTCCTACTGATGCAGCCGCCGAAACCGTCGACCTATCACCCGACCACCGGCGCGTTGCTGGTCGATGACAGGCCGAAGCCGGTGCCGAACTTCAAGCCTGGCAGCGTGGTCTGCAACATTTACCACCACCCACATTTCAATCGGAGTATCGTCGGCGCCGCCACCTACGATCCGACCGCGATCCACTCGATCAATCAGCGGGTGATCGAGATTACCGGCTACACCGGCGACGATCCGCAGAAGGATTTCGGCGGCAAGACCTACGATCCGAAGACCAACACGCTGTCGGATCCGCCGCCGCTGCCGGTGTATATATCGCCGGACGAGCGGCTCGATGCTTTGGAGAAGCGCGTCAAGGCGCTGGAAGCCAGGAAAAAGTGATTGAGTACACCGGCAAGGTGGCGGGCGAGGTTGCTAAGGGATTGGCGGCCGCGGGACCGCTGGCGTTGCCGCTCGTCATCATCAACATCGTCTGCCTTGGCGTGGTGTTTTTTACGCTCTACCATATTTCATCTGCGTCGGAGCGGCGCGACAGCTTAATCGCCGAATTAGCTAAGTCCTGCCAGCCCATTAGCGAAAAAGCAAAATGAGCTGCAACGATACGGAGCATGTGCTGTTATGAAGAAGGCCAAGCGAAAGCGCCCGGTTGTTGCGCGCAAGCGCAAGGTGACTGCGCGGAGGAAGCCGGCCACACCCCGAAAGCGGAGGAAATCTAAGATGTCCAAGAAGTCGAGTGATGACGACGACGAACCCCGCACTGCAACCAAGCACCAAGAACAGCAACACCGGCGGACTGCGGGTGACCAGCCGGAGCACCCTGACACGCCGGGTCAGACGTCCGATCCGGTCGAACTGGCCAAGAAGCAGCATAGCGGCATCGACCCGATGGGCCAGCCGCCCGACAACCCGCAGGCGCCCAATCCGCCAGTGGAGGAAGACCCGGAGCGAAGGAATAAGTGACCGACTGGCCTAAAAATCCTGACTTTGAGCCGCACCCGGTGGCGACGGAAACGCCGCCGCCGGTTGTCGTTGTTGTCGACCCGCAAGCGACCACCAGAACCCTTTCAACCATCGCCTCGCCGCCTGACGCTGGCATGACCAGCGGCGGCGGCGTCTATCCGATCGGCGCCACGGTGACGGTGCAAGCCACGCCAAACGTCGATAAGCACTTCGTGCAGTGGACCTACATCAACGGCCTGGTCGCGTCGATGTACCCGATTTATACGTTCAGCCTCACCTCCGACACCGACCTGGTCGCCAACTTTGCCGCCGGTGCGGCTGTCCCAGAACTGCAAGGCCCGCTCAATGTGTTCGTCGAGCGGATGGGTGCCGCCGATGCGCTCAACCGCGCCTATGATGTCAAATCAACCTATAATCAGATTGGCTTTGAACAGGGTGAGGGTGAAGCCCCACCGCCGGTGCCGGACGGCACGCCGATTAGTGCCGGTGGCCCCATTACCATTGACGAAACAAAGTATATGATCGAGCCGCAATTCGTCGGCCAGAAGGTGATTCCGCGCCGACGCTAGGGGGCTAGCATGATCGGTACGCTGATCTCGATCGTCCTGCTGCTGGTGGTGCTCGGCGTCATCCTGTGGGCGGTGCAAGCCCTGTTGCCCATGGTGCCAATGCCGCCGCAGTTTAGAACTGTGGTGTCAGTGCTGATCACCGTCATCGTGGTGTTGATCATCGTCTACATCATCGCCGGCCTGTTGGGTGTGGTGACACCAATGAGGCTCTAGATGATCCTCGTCCTGGCCATGCTCGCCGTCCTGTTATCCGGTTGTATCGTGACCACCGTGACCGAACGACCGCCGTTTTATTCCCGCTACGAGATCGATGCCATCAATGCCGAAACCGCCTGCCGACAACTGGCGCGAAACCTTATCCAGATGGAACGCTGCACAGTCAGGAGATAACATGAAGCCGCCGCAGGATGTGTTCACACCCGAGAATCCCATCGTCAAGCCGCTCACGCCGCGGATCGAGATCGCACTGACCGTGCCAGACGGCGTCGACTTGCAGATCACCGTCAACGGTGTCGGCGTGCTGATGCAGGACGACGACGAAGACGCGACCTAGCCCAAAAATTTTTTCGGATTTTCAACCTAGGGGAACCTCATGCCATCCAAGATCGGTAAGACTGTGAACATCAAGGCGCCGCCGGTGGCCAAGCCGCCGCCAGTGTCTAAGACCCAGGACAACTTCACGCATCACACCTCGCCAGTGAAGGGACCGCAGCCGACCCCGGTCGAGCCGAGCACGATCAGCTCCAAGCCGAAGGCGTCGATCAAGAAGATGCCGGACGTGCCGGCGGCGAAGTATAAGCACACCGATGACGGACTCTGAAAAGGACGTCCAACGGAAACTGCTGAAGCGTAAACGCGCAATCCTCATCGCCCGCGATGATTTGATAGCGTTTACAGAATTGATGATGCCTGATCCCAACTACGATGACGATGTCGGGCAGTCGCTGTACAAGCCACAACCGTTCCACCGCATGATCGGTCGCTCGCTTGAAGAGGTCGAGCGCGGCGACTACCGGAGATTGATGATCAATGTCGGACCCAGATTTGGCAAGACTACTCTGGCAAGTGCGATGTTCCCCGCCTGGTACGTTGGTCGCCATCCCGACAGGAGCATTATCGTCGCAACATATAATGAGCATTACTCCTGGGACTTGGGTCGTCGCGTCCGCGACATCATGGAGACACCAGAATACAAGCAGGTCTTCCCCGATGTCGAGATCAAGGTTGGAGCAAATGCTGTCAACCGAGTCCAAACCACCCGTGATGGCGTGGTCTTCTCTGTGGGACGCGGTTCCTCGATCACCGGCCGCGGTGGCCACTGCATCCTATTGGATGACCCTATTAAGGATCGAACTGAAGCTGACTCAGTCATCGTTCGAGAGAAGCTGTGGCAGTGGTACAATCAAGTCCTCCGAACTCGCCTCATGGATTCGACTGGCACTATCGTCATCGTCCAAACTCGGTGGACCGAAGACGATCTCGTTGGCCGGCTTATCGACCCGCTTAATCCGTACTACAACGTCGAAGAAGCCAAAGCCTGGCGCAAGATTGATCTGCCGGCGCTAGCCGAAGACAACGACGTGCTCGGCCGCAAACCCGGCGAAGCGTTATGGCCGGAGCGGTTCACCAAGCAATATCTGGAGGATATTCGTGCCACCGATCCGCGTGGATTTGCTGCGCTGTATCAGGGCCGTCCAGGGCCAAAGGATGGGGCCTTCTTCAAGGATAGCGACCTGGTCACCTACAATAAAATGGATGACGTCCCGGCGTTTCATACCCTTAGATTCTATGGGGCGTCGGACCACGCGGTGTCGGTAGCCAAGTCCGCCGACAAGACCTGTCTGATGATCGTCGGCGTCGACGAGAAGGATAACATCTGGATCATGCCGGACATGGTCTGGGACCGGCTGGATTCGCATCAGGCGGTCGAGAGCATGATCGTGCTGATGAAGAAATATAAGCCGATGTTCTGGTGGGCCGAGGGTGGCGCCATCACCAAGAGCCTCGGTCCCTTCCTGCGCCGGCGCATGGCCGAGAAGCAGGCGTTCTGTGCGATCGATCCGATCAATCCCGCGGCCGACAAGCAGCAGCGCGCGCAGGCGATCCAGGCCCGCACCAGCATGAAGATGGTACACTTCCCAGGATTCATCCGTTCATGGTCGGAGATGCAGGACCAAATCCTGAAGTTTCCGCACGGCAGTAACGACGACGTGGTCGACACTTTGAGCCTGGTTGGGCTAGGACTGTCGAAGATGCACGGGCGAACCCGCGGCAGGAAGGTCGAGCCGGAAGTCTTGACCGGCACCTACCGCGAGCTGTTTGCAAACACGCGCCGGCGTGAGGGTCGAGATCTTCGGGCGAGGGGCCTGCAAGGATGGTAGACGCCTTCCAAGACGACATGATGCGTGTGTTTGCCGGCTTCGACGAGAAATCCAGCGAGCCGGATATCAATCCGACCACCGGCAAGCCAAACTCGATCCCGCGCGCCAACCCGGATCCGCCGGACCGCCGCCGCAACCTGGTCCGCGACTGGACATCCAAGGTCAAGAAGGCCAAGCGGTACTGGAAACCTTCATTCGACCGGATGCGGGAAGATCAAGAGTTCTGCTTCGGCAAGCAGTGGTCCAAGGAAGCCAAGGACAAGCGTTACGTCGCCAACCTCACCCTCAGGTTGGTGGCGCAAAAGACGGCGTTTCTGTACGCCAAAAATCCAAAAGCCGTCGCGAGAAAACGGCCGCGGCTCAATGCCACCAGCTGGGACGAGAGCCAGACCACCCTGAACCAGCTGATGCAGTCTGCCGCCATGATGATGCAGCAGGCGCAGGCGACTGGCGCCATGGGGCCGATGGCCGGCGGCATGCCGCCAGGAATGATGGGTCAGGCCGGCAACGCGATCCAGGGCATGATGCCGATGGCAACCGGGCAGCCGCCCGACATCGGCATGCTGATGGCCGGCGGCGGTCCGCCGCCCAGCCCGGCGATGGCGCCGTCGCCCGACATCAATCAGATCTCCGGCCAGGTGGGCGCCGCGCTGGGCGGCGCCACCATGCCCGGCATGGGCGCCGGTCCGATCCCTGGCGAAATGCAGCAGCCGCAGGGGCTGGGCGACCAGCTCGGCCAGGCTGCGGCCGGTGCCGCCGCCGGCGGCATGGTGCCGCCGGGCTCGCCGATGGTCGCCCAGGCGGTCGGTTCCGGCATCGACATCATGATGGATGCGGCTCGGGTCAAAGCCGAGAACATTATGATGGACAAGCTCGCTCGGACACTCGAGCTGCTCTACGCCTACGAGGTCGACAACCAGCCGCATCCGTTCAAATCAATGCTGAAGATGTCGGTGCGGCGCGCCGTCACCAACGGCGTGGCCTATGTGAAGCTCGGGTTCGAGCGGGTGATGCAGCTGCGGCCCGACCTGGAGAAGGGCATCGCCGACGCCAACGAGCGACTGGCCACCCTCGAGCGCCTGGCGGCCGACGCCACCGACGCCATCACCGACGACAGCGACATGGAAGCCGAGCAGCTGCGGCTGTTGCTGAAGGATCTAACCAATGCGCGCGGCGCGGTGGTGCGGGAAGGGCTTACCTTTGATTTCCCGTTGTCGACCCGGATCATCCCGGACATCAAGTGCATCGATCTGCGCAACTGGGTCGCCGCCGGCTGGGTCGCCGAGGAGTATCTGCTATCCGTCAGCGAGATCGAAGAGATCTATGGCGTAGATGTTAGGGGTCACTGCACCGAATACGGCAGCGACACCGACACCGATCCATCCAAGGCGATGGAAGACTGGATGAGCGCCAAGGACAAAGACAAGAACCGCGGCGAGCCGAACGCGCTTGTCTGGGAGATCTACAATAGGAACGATGGTTTGGTTTATGTGGTGTGCGATGGCTACCGCGAGTTCCTGAAAGAGCCGGCCTCGCCGGAGATCTACAACGAGCGGTTCTATCCCTGGTACGCCTTGATCTTCAATGGCATCGAGGATGAGAACGAGCTGTTCCCGCCGAGCGACGTCAGGTTAATGCGCGACATGCAGCTCGAGTACAACCGCTGCCGCGAGGGCCTGAAAGAGCAGCGGATCGCCGGCCGGCCGTTCACCGCGGTAGTGGCGGGCTCCATGGACGAGGAGGACATGGAGAAGCTGACCAACCGCGAAGCCAATGCGGTGATCGAGTTCAACGCGCTGCAGCCGCAGCAGGATGTGAAGCAACTGTTGCAGCCCTACGCCGGTCCCGGCATCGATCCGAACTTGTACGAGGTCAATCCCGTCTACGAAGACATTCTGCGGACGACAGGTATTCAGGAAGCCAACCTGGGTGGTACTTCCAACACCACGGCGACCCAGGCACAGATTGCCGAAGGCAGCCGCATGACATCGATGGGGTCCAACATCGACGACCTCAACGACCTGCTGACGCAGCTGGCGCGCAACGGTGGCCAGATACTGATGCGCGAGATGAGCCAGGACCGGGTGAAGAAGATCGTCGGCCAGGGCGCGGTGTGGCCGGCCGAGCCAGTCGCCCAGGACATCGCCAACGAGATCCTGCTCGAGATCGAGGCGGGCTCCATGGGCCGCCCCAACCAGGCGCAGGAGATCGCCAACGCCCAGCGGCTGATGCCGCTGCTCATTCAACTTCCCGGCATCGACCCGGAGTTCCTGGCCAAGGACACGCTGCGCCGGCTCGACGA